CACTACGCTAAGATTACTTATGGCATTGATGAACGTAAGTACAACAATGCACCTCCTGCTATCAAAGCAAAACTACAAGAACACAGAACTGTAGAACTTACTGGTACATCTGTGGATATTACGGAGGATAACAATGGCTCTTAAGATTATTACTGCTGATGAAAGATTATCAGAAAAGCGTGGTCATAAGGTTGTGGTTTGTGGTCAAAGTGGTGTGGGTAAGACAACTCTTGCCCGTACTCTTGACCCCGATACTACCTTATTTATGGACTTAGAGGCTGGTGATGCAGCTATTGAGAGATGGCCTATTGACGTTATTAGACCAAAAACTTGGGAAGAGTGTAGAGATTTTGCATGTTTCTTAGGTGGTCCTAATCCAGCTTTAACACCAGAGCAACCATATTCAGTTGTGGAGTATGAAAGAGTTTCACAAATGTATGGCGACTCAATTGAAATGATGAAGAAGTATGACTCCATCTTTGTAGATAGTATTACTGTAGCAGGTAGATTGTGCTTTCAATATTGTTTAGGACACCCTGATAATAAATCAGATAGAACTGGCAAAATTGATACAAGAGCCGTTTATGGTATGCAAGGTCGTGAGATGATGTCATGGCTTACACATCTGCAACATATTAGGTCTAAGAATGTTATCTTTGTTGGTATCTTGGATGAGAAAGTTGATGATTATGGTAGAACTTTGTATGAGTTACAAATTGAAGGTTCTAAGACTGGTCGTGAACTACCCGGTATTGTAGATGAAGTTATTACTATGGCAGTTATGCCAAGTGAAGAACATGGGCCATATAGAGCCTTTGTATGTCAAACACTTAACCAATGGGGTTATCCAGCAAAAGATAGGTCTGGTCAATTAGAAGTAATTGAAGAACCACATCTTGGTAAGCTATTGGCAAAAATCAGTGGTAGGTCAAACGAAGAAAGGGATTTAAACTTCGTTGACCCTAATGCAATCAAATCTAGCGAAAAAGGAGATACTAAATGATTGATTTTAATGAAGTCCCAACTGGCGGTGGCGGCGGAGGAGATTTTGAGTTAATCCCTGCTGGCACTGTAGCTCGTGTAATTTTAACTATGAAAAGGGGTCCTGAAGTTATTCCTGATTATTCAACACAACCTATGTTTAAGCAAGGTCAAACAGGCACAAAGTGGCTTGAATGTGAGTTCACTGTGGTTGGTGGCAAGTATGATAAGCGTAAGTTTTGGCAGAATATCATGGTTGATGGTGGGAAGATTAATCCTGAAAGTGGAATGCCTTGGTGTAAAGAAATTGGCATTAGAACTTTTAGAGATATTATTAATAGCACTTTTGGTCTTGATCCAAATGACACCTCACCAGAGGCAGCCATGAAGAGAAAGGTCAATGACTTAAACGTGCTTGATGGTGCAGAGTTTTGTGTCAAAGTAGCCGTTGAAAAAGGCACTAATGGCTACGCAGATAAGAATAAGATGATGGTTGCTCTTGCTGTAAATAGCAATGAGTATATTGGTTCTGCACAAGTACCTCAAACTAACAATACACAACCTCAACAACCTAATGGTAATAGTCCGTTACCACCTTGGGCAAAGAAATAGGTTTCTAGGTTTCTAGCGGCAGGACTACTTTCTCGTCTGCTAGAGTCGGTTTGGGTAGCACCGATGCCGCAAAGCTACCCATTTAACTAGGAAACAAACATGATTTTAAGACCATACCAAGAAGTAGCAGTAGACGACGCATCAACTGCATTAGATAAACACAAGAATACAATTGTGGTTGCACCAACTGGTGCAGGCAAAACAATTATGTTATCTGCATTGGTTGGCAAGAGATACAAGGTAGGTAACAAGGTTCTTATTCTGCAACATAGAGATGAGTTAGTAAGACAGAATAGAACTAAGTTCTCTAAGGTTAATCCAAACATTACAACCAGCATCGTTGATGGGTCAGAAAAAGACTGGTCTGGCAACACAATATTTAGCATGGTGCAAACATTATCAAGAGAAAACAATTTAAATAACATCAATCACTTTGACTTAGTTGTGGTTGATGAAAGTCATCATGCAGTAGCAGATACATATATGCGTATCATTGACAAAGTTAAACAAGCAAATGAATCAGTAGAGATTGTTGGCTTCACTGCAACACCTAATCGTGGAGACAGAAAAGGTCTTAAAAAAGTATTTACCAACTGCTCACATCAAATTGAGATTAACACATTAATCAGAGAAGGCTTTTTAGTACCACCTAAAACATATGTTGTTGATGTGGGTGTACAGAAAGACTTACAAAATGTTCGCAAGACAGTAACTGATTTTGACATGTCAGAAGTTGAAAAGATTATGAACAAACGTGCCATTAATGAGAAGATTGTTCAAGAATGGCAAGATAAATCTAGTGAAAGGAAGACAGTTGTTTTTTGTAGCACAATTACTCATGCACAAGATGTTTGCGATGAGTTCAGAAAGAAAGGTATCAGAGCAGAAATTGTAACTGGTGATACACCAAGCGAACAACGTAAAGAAATATTACATGATTTAGAACATGGTGATGTCCAGGTCGTGGTCAATGTTGCAGTATTAACAGAAGGCTTTGATGCACCACCAATTAGCTGTATTGTTCTTACAAGACCATGTTCATACAAATCTACAATGGTGCAAATGATTGGTCGTGGTCTTAGAACAATCAGTCAAGAAGAATATCCTGGACTAATAAAGAAAGATTGTATCGTTTTAGATTTTGGTACGAGCGTTCTTACACACGGATCACTTGATGAGGGCGTTGAC